AATGGGTGAAGCAGTTACAGCAGCAATGATCCTTGCTCTTATCATTGGTGGATTTGTATGGATCTGCATTTCAGAGATGAATAAATGATACGCTGGTATGATTATATCGCAGCATTTATAGTCGCAGATTTAACATTCGCACTTTTCTTCGGTGTACCTATTTTTGGTGGTATTGCTGCATATCTTTTAGTGTTTTATGTTTGGGATTATTATTGTGAATACAGAAAATCAATGGAGCAATAAAAAAGTAAAATTAACTATTGACATTTGTTTTCATATGGTATAATATGATTATATCAAAAGGAGATACACAATGTGGAAAAGATTTTACAAAATTACAGTTACTAACGAAGCTGGAGTTGTTGTTCATAAAGGAGAAGAATATTCTGGTTATGCAACTTCAGAAGAACTTCGCTATCTTGACCGTAAATATCCTAACTGCAAAGTAGAAGCAGAGTTTATTGAACACGAATTAGAAATGGAATAAAAAAGGGGAGCCAAGAGGCTCCCCAAGTTCGTCCGGTTAACCCGGCTTCTTGTTATTAGAACAAGTTTGTTACGCGTACTGAACGGTAGTACTGGTTTGTTTGAGCAGTTAATGCACCTTGTGTGCTTGCTGCTGTTCCATCCGCGAATGGGTTTGAGACCATGCCGTAGCGAGTCTTGAATCCAATTTTTGGCTGGAATGTGTTTTCGCCGATAGCGCGAACCATCTGTAGTGGTACGTATGGGCAATAGAACAAACCTGCGTCGAATGCAGAAGAACCTTTGTAGCCGACAACCATGTAGTTGGCGCCTGCATATGGATCAACGTATACGCGGTAACGGCCGTTAAGAACACCGGCGAATGTGTTACCTGTATCATCAACATTCAATGCTGCGGAGTTAAGTGCTGGTGCGTAATCCAATACGCCAGCCATTTGCAATGCTGATGCAACGTCAGAAGAACAGATAACAATGTTACCTTTACCACGACGTGTACCTTTTGCGATTGCGTTTGCTTCTTGTTCAATCTGGAACATAAGTCCTTTGAACTTCTCAACTGACCAACGACCGTTTGCGTCAACGTCAAGATCGAATACACCAGCTGATGCTGTACCGGCTGCGCCGACAACTGCTGTTGAGTAAATTGTACGAACAAGCTCGCGGTTGATTTCTGTTAAGATTTCAGACTGCAAGATGTTTGCCAATTCTGTTTCAGCGTCAAGACCGTGTACTGCTTTAAGGTCCTGTGCCAATTCAGTTGTGTATTCTGCTTTCAACGCGCGTGATTTTGCAGCAACGGTGACTTTCTCGATTGAGAATGCCATTTCGTTCATTGTTGTGCCATCACCTAGGTCTTCAGCAGTTGTTGTTGCCATACCTGCGCCTGTATTAAACAGTGAAGTATTTGCGGAATCAGTTGCAGGAATTGTACCTGTCTGAGTACCTGTACCAGCGTGAGTTGTATCAGCTTCGTTGAACATTGCTTCTGCGCCAGTCTGTGTATCGTAGCGTGAGCGCATTGCAAAGATCAAGCCTGTTGGGCCTGTCATTGGCTGAACACCAGCAATATCATATGCCATTAGGTTTGGCATAGAACGACGTACCAATGAGATTAACACTGGGTCGTAGTTGTCAATGGAAACGCCTGTTGCGTTTGTTGGTGCTTCTGAAAGTAATGAAGTCATAGAAGCAGAAACATCACCTGTTTCTCTCAATGCCTTCTCTGTATTTTCAAGAATCGTCGCGGTGACGGATTTCTTGTGGTTATCTTCGATTGCCGAGAAAGATTCGTGCTCAAGAATTGGGCCCCACTTTTCGACAAGAGCTTGATAGTTTGTCTGTGACATTTTGTTCTATCTCCTTGTTTGGGTTTTACTGTTTTTATTTATATAAATTTTGTTTTCAAAAGTTATTGTTTTCTCGCGTTAAGAGCCTCAACGAGTGCGTTAATAGAAGAATGCTCAGAAACCGGTACTTTGATTCCTGCCTCCTCGGTAACGATCTCTTCTTCCTCAACTTCTTCGGTTACCACTGGTTTTTCTTCCGCAAAGAATGATTCTTTGAGAGTTTCCAAATTCGTAGTATACTCATCAATGTTTTGGAAGTCAAGCTTTTCAGAAAGAACTTTCAAACGCTCACGCTGTACTAGCGTCATGTTTTCAGTCAATTCGTCAAAGACTTTAGCCGCTTGGAATGCAGCAATTTCTTTTGCAAGAGCAAGGTTTTCGTCGATGCGCTTATTAGCTTCTTCTTTCAAAGATGCAACCTCATCTTCTAAACCTTTAACAACATCAACAGTTTCTTCTTCAACTGCAATGTTGTGCTCTTCAAATAGTCCACGTAAGCCATCCATTAGTGACTCAGCCATCTCAACTTTGATGCCTGCTTCAATGGCTAATTCATTTTCCTGCATCCACTCTTTGACAATGTAATCAAGATATGAATCTAGATTTTCAACCATGTTCTCAACAGTTGACTCAACAGATTCCTGTAGATCTTTTTCAAGCTCTGCAGTTTTTGCTTCTACGATTGCATTTGCCTTTGTAGTTGCGGCTTCATTTACTGCGGCTTCAAAAACAACGGATACCTTGTTCTTGAAATCTTCAGAAAGATCCATGCCGTCAAACATTTTGGCAACAGACTCTTCAACAGTAATGACTTCTTCTTCGATGATTTCTTCTACGACCTCGGACTCTTCTTTAACAGAGCCTTGTGGTGTAACACCATCAACTTTATCGGCTTTATCGGCCTTTGTTTTTTTCGATGCCTTACCTGCGTCAGGAGCTCCACCTTCTGGTGCAACTGGTTCCTCAACAGATGAGACGCCGTCAGCAGATACAACTTTTTCTTCGATTTGTTCTGACATGTTGGTACTCCTCTTTAGTAAGATTTTGTTTATACCCAATATTTATACAATTCTTATTTTCTAATAGAATTGATGAAACGCTCAAACTGCGCAGCAGCAATTGCTTCATCAATCTGTCTAACAGTTCTCTTGTAATGGCGTTTTACTTCTTTTTGTATTTCTTCTACAACTTCAGCCACTTCCTGCTGTTGCTCTTGAGGCAACCACGCATTTGAGGCAATATCATAGTAGAATTCTACATTTTCCATCATGCCTTTTACAAAGCAATTTGGACCAGAAGGATCCGTTACAATATCAACAGTAGCTAAATGGAAATCGTCTTGTACTTCCATAATGCCATTTTTAGGTTTTACAGATCCAAGGCCTCGAGTTGAAACCCCTACAGTAATACCCTCATCAAGCAAATTCTTAACAATCTCACCCATAGGTGTACCAAGAATTTTTGCTTTACCGACAAAATTAGAGCCTTCTCTTCTCATCTCGGTAATTAAGTGGGAAACCCTATCGCCATTAATAGTTGGGCCATCAGGATGTCCTAATTCACCGATAGCACGTTTTGTATCGATGAAATCTTTTTGGTAACGGTTCATTTCCTTTTCAAGAACTGCAGTCGGATAAATGCGGCCATTGCGGTTTTTGATGTCGCCCTGCATAAAGATCCCTTCAATATAGTGGGACTTTTTGCCGGTTGCTTCATCAAGCTCCGTTTGGTATGAAACGGCTTCGTTTAGCTCTGTTATTAATTTCATTTTTAACCGTCCTTTATTATCTTATTCTGCAATATATTTATAATAATTATGAATTTTATTATGCTTTATAATGCTTCTCTTGCAAACCCAAGGATTTCCTCGTAGCCTGCTTTATCTTTAACTAATACTTTACGCATTTCTTTTGAATTGCGAGGATTTAATTCTTTAAAGAATTTGTTTAGTAGGTCTGCATCTTGTCTTGATACTTTGACCTTTTCTCCGCTATCCAATGGAAGAATAGAAGTTTTGATTGTAAACTTTTCCTCAAGATCTACTGACTCATCCCAAGGTGCTTTCTTAAGCGACACCTTATCCTTAGGAGTACCGCGATTTGCTGGCGAGTTCAAAGCTTGACGCATTTGTTTAAGAGTCAGCTTTTTACCTTTTGGATTTTCTTTCTTCTTTGCTTCAACAAGTTCTGCAACGTATTCTTCGCCTAACATTCTTGCAGCTTTCTTAATATCAACTGTTTGGAATTTGCCTGATTCATCTGTAATACGGAAAGAGAATTTACCGTTATCTACAGAAACGTCGACGTCAAATTTCTTCATCCCTTTGCCACGAATGCCTCGTGCCATGATAGAACCTTTAGAAGTGCCTTTGCTAATCTTAGGTGCCGCTTCGTCAAGTTCAACTTCTTCTTTTTTCATACGCTTCTTCCACATGTAGTCTTTTACGACTTTGCGGATTTCGTCTGTATTAGTTGTGCGCTTGTTAGCAAACATAGTCATAATAGCGTCCATAGACTTACCATCATCGACTGCTTTTTGAATTCCCTTAGTGTTTACTTTTTCTTCAATTTCAACTTCTTCGCAGGCAGACTTGATTTTTGCTGCGTTAAGCTTTGTCATGGTAACAGGATATTCCTTGTCTCCCATTTTCATTTTGTCTTTGCCTGCCATTTTTGAATAAGCAGCCTTTGCAGCAAACGCATCTTCTTCAACTTCAGGTTCTGTTTTAACGTAACCGAGTTTCTTTGCTTTTTCTTTAAAGCTTAAACGACGGCCGTCTACCTTGTGATCTACATCTTCACCCATTGCCATTGTTTCTGCTGTTGCATAACCATATAAGGTTTGCATTTCTCTGGCAACGCCTGCTAACTTGTTTTGGAACCATTCTTCTGGGTCATTTGTTGAAGCAATATAACGAGCAATACCTTGTAGATTATGGGCCATTGCTCGTAAGCTTCCCATCATCATAGGTTTTTCTTCGCCAGGTTCCTCGGTGAGGTCTTCGCCTTCGTCGTCTTCTTCAACAGATTCAACAGCAACCGGGCCGTTTGTTGTATCAACGATAGATCCATCTCCATCGTCAGGAATCTTTGAGGCTTTGTCATATGCAGCTGCATCTTGTCCTGGCATATAATCTGCTAAACGTTTCTTTGGAGGAGTTTCTCCATTGAAAATATGATCTTGACCAGAAGGCTGAGCATCAAATCTTTGAATTATGTGCTGATCTTTAAATGCACGTTCTCCTGCAGATTTTGGCTGAGCAACCTCCGACATTAACTTTTTAAATGACTTTGCCATTTTAAGACTCCTAAATATTTAATCCTAACAGTATTTATAAATTTGTTTATATATCATCATCTTCATCAGGATACATTTCTTTTTCAGCTTCAATTTGCTTTTTCATATCTTCCATATCTTCTTCTGACATCTGAAGAATATTTCTGATTACCCATTCTCTTGAATAGTAAA